AGACGCCCTCTATGCAAAACTGGTTTTCGATAGAGATTAATAATCGTTTGCGCCTGTTATACACAGGGCTCCAGAATGTATTTTGTCAGGGGAGGAGGGGCGGGGAAGTAAGACCCAAAGGAGTAGAAAAGGGTCCGAACGGGGTTTTCCACAGGGTTATACACAGGAACTGTTAAATGTTTTGGAGACGCAGGCCTGAAGAATCCTTGAAGCCGCGTGTAACGCAGCTAGAAGACGACCAGGCGGCGCTAATGCGCAGGGTGCGGGATCTTCAAGATCTCATTGAGGAACTCGACTCTGCACACAGGCGACTGCGTGGTGTGATCTACGCCCGCAAGCTCCATAAGCCACCTGCGGACGAAACTCCCGTGCCCTCGGCCAACCCGGCCACCATGACGCGAGAAGAGCTCAAACGCCATCTAACGTTGAGCAACCGATTCACGCCGGGCAGGCCGCCGGTCCACAACGAGTGAGGTGATTAGTGTGTCCCATTATCCAGCAGGGCATGGACCAGCAGACCCCGGCGATCAAATCGATTCTGGGCAGCGCGATGCGCGCCGGCAGATCGACCTCGAGGAGGAAATCGACCGGCTCGAAGAAGCTGAAGACGAAGACGAAGCTGAAGCTGAAGAGGCTTAATTTGTGTTGGGTTCTAAAGGGGGCTTCGGCCCCCTTTTTCGTTCGTGTTCGTCGTAGTGGTGTATGCGGTGGCAGTTGGCGCACAGTGCTACACACTGCTTTATTTCTTCGTAGGCCGTCTTAAATCTGCCGTTGCCTATAAGTTCGTTGACGCTGTATTTTTTAGGCCCGACGTGATGGAAGTCAATCACCGCAGGGTGGGAGAACCCACATTTGGTACAGGACAACCCCCGTTTAAACTCTAACCATTCTTGCTTTTTTTGCTTCCGGGTTTTTCTTGACCTGACCTTTACCTCGTCTTTGTTTTTTTGGTAGTGTTTGGCCGACCACTCCTTATGCTTGGCTTTACTAACTTTTGGGTCTATGTGAGGCATGGTCTTGACGCATCATAAAAATGGTGTATATTGCAGTTATCCGGGCTTTCCGGTGCGCTGAACTGTCCCGGCAGACGACATACCGATCAGTGTACCTAACTTGTATGTAAGGAAAAATCATGGCAAATACCACGTTTAGCGGCCCAGTGCGGTCGCAAAATGGCTTTCAATCCATCACCATCAACCCAAACACTGGCGCAGTTACAGTTGACGCTACGTTTGGCACAGCTACTAGCGTGACTACTTTGGCCGCTACAACTGTAACGGCTTCAAATCTGGTTTTCACAGATCAAAATCACCCAACAACCGCCGCAATTAACGCAACGGCTACAGCCACCGCAGCAGAAGTTGCAACTGGCTACATCACATCTACTTCAGCCGCAGCTACAACCATCACTTTGCCTACAGGCACTTTGTTGGGCGCGGCCTTGGGCGCTACTGCCGGTACTACGCTGGACTTGTTTGTTGATAACACCGCTGGCGCAAACACCGTGACTATCGCTGTTGCAACTAATGGCATCTTGTCTGCCGCCGCCGCCGCTGGCTCTGGTGCTGGTGCTGGCCTGTTGACTGTTGCATCTGGCGTAACTGGCATTGGTTGCTTCCGCATCATGTTCTCTAGCGCCACTGCATACGTGTTTTCTCGTATCGCTTAATTAACCCAAGGGGCTTCGGCCCCTTTTTTAAGGAGATTAATTATGATGCAGACAGACGTAAAATCCGCTCATGTAGAGGCAACTGGCACGATTGTGTCTGGTCGTGTTCGAGTTAAAGCGTATCACTGTATTTCTGGCGGTACAGCAGGCGATGTTATTTATCGTGATGGTGGTTCTGGTGGCATTATCCGGCTCCAATTTAATATTGGAACAGGTACTCAGCCTGTTTCTTTGTTAATTCCCGGTGAGGGCATCGTGTTTAATACAGATGTTCACGTAACACTACCAGCCACTGCAAAAATTACTACGTTCTATGGCTAAGAGTCCTGCATGGCAGAGGAAAGAGGGAAAGAGTCCAACTGGTGGCTTAAATGCCAAGGGACGCGCCTCCGCCAAAAAGCAAGGCATGAATTTGAAACCTCCCCAGCCGGAAGGCGGCTCCCGCAAGGACGCTTTCTGTGCGAGGATGGGCGGCATGAAGAAGAAGTTAACCAGCGAAAAAACCGCAAAAGATCCAGACTCACGCATCAATAAAGCATTGAGGAAGTGGAAATGCTAGATTTAAACACCGCATGGTCAGCAGTCCTATCCTTGGTGATTGGATTACTAAGCTACATGATGAATGAGAAGTTTAGAGAGCTGGCTCGCATTAGCATATTGCTCAACAAAACCCGTGAGGAGGTTGCCCGTGATAACGTTACTCAAGCAGAAATTGACCGCATTTCAAGTCACATTGACCAACGCTTTAACAAGCTTGAAGAAAAGATTGACCAGCTTATTCGGCAAGGGCGATAATGCCAAGCAAGAGTAAAGCTCAACATAATTTCATGGCGGCGGTGGCTCATAACCCAGCGTTTGCTAAGAAAGCAGGCGTCCCACAGTCTGTGGGTAAAGATTTTAATGAGGCTGACAAAGGCCGTAAATTTTCTAAAGGTGGCGATATGAAAAAGATGGATAAGGGTGGCATGACCATGGTCAACAAGGGTGGCAAAATGGTTCCTGACTTTGCTGCTGATGGCGTTGGCAAAATGAAAAAAGGCGGCATGGCTAAAACAGGCATGAAGCATGAAGACGTCAAGATGGACAAGAAGATGATGCAAAAGGCCGTGAACAAACACGAAGGCCGCTTGCACAAAGGCGCGGCTATGACTAAGCTCAACATGGGCGGTATGGCTTATGCAAAAGGCGGCTATACAAAAGCGGCTGATGGTGTTGCTACTAAAGGCAAAACCAAAGGCACTCAAATTGTAATGAAGCGCGGCGGCGGCGCTTGCTAAGGAGCTGATATGCGTGAAGACCCATACGTATACGGCGGTTCTACCGACATGGAACTTGAGCTCGAAGACAGACGTCGAGAAAAAGCCGGTGCTGGCCGTGGCGGTCAAGGCGGCCCTACAGCCAAAGAGCTGGCTGACTATGAGCGCAAAATGAATCGTGGCATCTTTACTGAAGGTATGAAGCCACCTCAAGATGTTGATGGTGGTTCAGCTGCTCCTAAAAAGAAGGTTGTCAAGAAGGCCAGTGGCGGCATGACAGCTTCTAGCCGTGCTGATGGTATTGCCCAGCGTGGCAAGACTCGCGGAAAAATGTGTTAAGGAAATAATATGTCATCCCCCAAAAAGAATGCCACCCCTGCAGAAATGGCCGCACTTGCCAAACTTAATCAAAGGTTGTATGGGTCAAAGCCGGAAATAGGGCCACGAAATCCACCGCCAAGGCAGGAGCCAACGCGCCCAACGCCCCCAATGCCAAAGCGCCCAACACCATTGCCGCTACCGCCAAAGCGCCCAGATATAAAAGAAGTTGAGCCAAAGCGCCCGCCGCCATTGCCGCCAACGCCAAGGCGTCCAGATCCATTGCCGCCAATGCCGGGACGCTCAACACCATTGCCGCAACCGGTTAAACCATTGCCACCAATGGAGCCAAAGCGTCCTATTCGCCCAGAGCCAACGCCAGATCCCGGATCAATGCCGGGGCCGGGAAGACAGTCTCCAGTAATGACTGCAAGGCCTGCATTACGCCCAACAGGAAAGCCGTCTAACCGCATGGAATACAAAAAAGGCGGTTCTGTTCCTTCGGCTTCAAAACGTGCTGATGGTATTGCACAGCGCGGTAAAACGCGCGGAAAGATGTGTTAAATCATGATGGCAAGCCGTGGAATGGGCGCTATGCGCGCTTCAAAAATGCCCAAAGGTGTACGCAAGGAGCGTAGGGATGACACTGACTTTACTGAGTACGCTGATGGTGGGCCTGTTGGCTTGTATGCCAACATTAACGCCAAGAAAAAACGTATTGCCGCTGGGTCTAAAGAAAAAATGCGTAAGCCCGGTTCTAAGGGCGCGCCTACGGCTCAAGCATTCATTAACTCTGCTAAGACTGCGAAAAAATAATGCACACAGAAGACTGCGCTTTACATGAAGATGGCCCATGCACATGCGGCACAGAAGAAGTTCTTGAAGAGTTGGCTTTAGAAGAAGCTGATATTGGTGAAGATCTATGACCACTACAGGAACCACAGCCTTTAACATGGAGTTCACCGAGCTCGCTGAAGAGGCGTGGGAGAGAGCTGGCCGTGAGATGCGTTCAGGTTATGACCTACGCACAGCTCGCCGCTCTCTCAACCTGATGACCATTGAGTGGGCTAATCGCGGCATCAATATGTGGACAATTGAGACAGGGACTATCACTCTGACTCCAGGACTAGCCACATACGCTTTGCCTTTAGATACGATTGACTTGCTGGATCATGTGATCAGAACGCAGGCTAACAACTCGTCTACTCAGGCAGATTTGAGTATTACCCGCATCAGCGTTTCTACTTATGCAACGATCCCTAACAAGTTGGTTCAAGGCAGGCCGATTCAAGTGTGGATTCAGCGTCTTTCTGGTGAAACTAATCCTACTACTGCTGTACTTAGTGGCAACATCACATCGACCGACACATCAATCACGCTTAGTACGGTGGTTGGACTAGCTGGGTCTGGGTTTATTCGTTTGGGCACTGAAGACATTTACTACACGTATATCAGCGGTAATGTGCTGGGCGGTGTGTTCCGTGGCCAGAACAATACGACAGCTGCGGCACAGACAGATGGAACTGCGGTGTTTGTGCCCCAGTTACCAGCTGTGACTGTGTGGCCCACACCTGATAACTCACAACAGTACCAGTTTGTGTACTACAGAATGCGCCGCATCCAAGACGCTGGCGCTGGTGTACAGACAGCCGATATGAATTTCCGCTTTCTACCATGCGTAGCAGCTGGACTAGCCTACTACATTGCCATGAAGGTGCCTGAGTTACAAGGCCGTTTGGATATGCTTAAACGGGTCTATGACGAACAATATGCTTTGGCGGCTCAAGAAGATCGCGAGAAGGCTACATTGAGGTTGGTGCCTCGTATAGCGTTCATTGGTGGTGGTTCTTAATGGCAACACCTTTTGCATCCGGTAAATATGCTATTGCCGAATGTGATCGGTGTGGCCAGCGTTACAAGTTAAAGCAGTTAAAGATGGAGGTCATTAAGACCAAGCTTTATCAGCTCAAGGTTTGTGATGCTTGCTGGGATCCAGATCAGCCGCAGTTGCAGCTGGGTATGTATCCTGTTTATGATCCGCAGGCTTTGTATCAGCCACGGCCAGACACAACGTATGTGACGGCGGGCTTGAATGCGGCGGGTAATCTGACAGGTGGTTCACGAGACATTCAGTGGGGCTGGGCACCGGTAGGTGGGGCAAGTAGTTTTGATGCAAGTTTGACACCAAACTACTTGGTGGCAACGGCATTTGTTGGTACAGTTACGATAACAGTTTCATAGGAGCTAAACATGGCATATACACGATCAGCAGACGGCATCGCTAAAAAGGGTAAGACTGATGTTCACATCTTCCCTAATAGCGGTCATTCTGTAAAAGAAACAAAAGGCGGAACAGGTAAGGGTAAGGGTAAAACCAACTCTGACATGAAGACTATGGGTCGTAATTTGGCAAAGATTGCCGCACAGAAACGAGGCTAACATGGCTAAATACAGCAAGATGATGATGGGTAAAGAAGTTGGCGATGCCAAAGTCTACGCTCCACCTCACACGATGAAGGGTGAGAAAGTTGTTGCTACAGAGAATCCTGGTTCTGGTAAGAATTTGAGCCGTGCTGACACTGTGGAGATGACTGTTGGTAATATCAATAAGTCTAATGGTGGTGAGCCTAAGACGTCCGGCATCAAGATGCGCGGTACTGGTGCGGCCACTAAAGGCTTGATGTCAAGAGGCCCGATGGCATGAATTACGCCGATCTTGTCACGCAGGTAAGCGATTACTGCGAGAACTCTTTCCCAACTGACAATATGAATACGTTCATTCGTCAGGCGGAGCAGCGCATCTATAACACCGCGCAGCCTGCTAATTTGCGAAAGAACGTGACAGGCGTATTGACTACCGGCAATAAGTACCTTGAGTGCCCTACAGACTTTCTGTCTGTGTATAGCCTTGCGGTATATCCCTATAACACCACAACGGCCACAGGAACATCTGGGCAAAAGACGATTGTGGTGGCCAGTACAACAGGTATTGCGGTAGACCAACAAGTGACTGGTACTGGGATTGGCACTAACGCACAAGTTAGAAGCATTGCAGGGACTACGATCACATTAACAGTGGCTAATAGCGGCACTGTATCTGGCTCTGTAGCGTTTCAGGGTGACTATCTGTATTTGCTTAACAAAGACGTTAACTTCATTCGTGAAGCTTATCCTTTGTCAGCATATGCATCTGAGCCCCGCCACTATGCCATCTTCGGCCCACGGTCTGACAATGTGAATGAGTTGACGTTTATCGTTGGGCCCACTCCAAGCGCGGCCTATAACGCAGAGCTTCACTACAACTACTATCCTGAGTCTATTGTTACCGCCGGCACTACTTGGCTGGGTGATAACTTTGATTCTGTGCTTTTGTATGGAACTATCTGCGAGGCTTACACCTACATGAAGGGTGAGGCCGACATGGTTCAGCTTGCCCAGAATCGTTATGTACAGGCTATTGCTCTGTATAAAAACTTGTCAGACGGCAAGCAACGTGCTGATGCTTATCGTGATGGTCAAGTTAGGACGGCAGTCGTATGAGTATTGTTCAAACACAAACGACCAGCTTCAAGGCCGAGCTGTATCAGGGCATTCATGATCTCACGACTGATGTGATTAAGATTGCCTTGTACACGGCAGAAGCAAATTTGAATGAAGATACGACTATTTACTCAACTGACAATCAGGTGGTAGCAACGGGATATACAGCTGGTGGGTCTATCTTGACGCCAATTACTGTGGCATCCTCTGGATACACGGCTTATGTTGGGTTTCCTAATGTGTCTTGGAATGCCGCATTAACAGCTCGTTGTGCTTTGATCTATAACGTGACGCAGGGTAATAAGTCTATTGCTGTATTAGACTTTGGGTCTGATAAAACATCTACCACAACTTTCACCATCACAATGCCGGCTAATACTGCATCAACGGCATTGATTCGTTCTTCTAACTAAGGAGTCACTATGACTATTGAAAAACTTAAAGCCACTGACGTAGTCTCTAGTGGTCTAACTTGTAACACTAAAGCTGGTGAAGCTGCACAAGCTACAGGCGTATACCACGTTGAGTGCCATGATAAAGATGGCAACTTGAAATGGACTGCTGAGTCTAAAAACTTGGTGGTCAACGTTGGCCTTCAGTACATGGCTGGTACTGCGCTAACTTCTGTTACTCAGATTACCACTTGGTATCTTGGCCTGTATGGTGCTGGTGCTTCTAATACACCTGCGGCTGGCGACACAATGGCCTCCCACGCTGGTTGGACAGAAGTTACTGCTTACAGCAATGCTAACCGTGTGACTGCTACGTTTGCAACGGCCACAACCGCTAACCCATCTGTTGTAACTAATACAGCCTCTCCCGCAGTGTTTAACATCAACGGCACAACAACTGTGGGCGGTGCGTTTTTGACAAGCGAAAACACTAAGGGTGGTACAACCGGCACCTTATTCTCTGCCGCTGACTTTGGCTCCCCCGGTGACCGTTCTGTGGTTGACGGTGATACTTTGTCTGTAACGTACACATTCAGCTTGGCTGCATGATATGTCAGCATGGGGCGGCGGCACTTGGGGTGAGGGTGGCTGGGGCTTTACCGCTTTTACCAGCACTGTAGACGACTCTGCCACAGCCAGCGATGCTGTTGCATCTAAGGCCGCTGTAAACGCCGCAGTTACTGAAACGGGGACTGGAACAGACGCTGTACTAACCCTGATACAGGGAAATTTGGTTGTAACAGAGACGGCCACTGGATCGGACTCTATCCTTACAGGGCACGTAGTCCTGTCTCAGCTTAACGAGACAGCTACAGGTAGTGATGCAATAAGTGCAAGACCAACGTACCCTGCAACGATAACTGAGACGGGAACGGGGTCAGATGCGGTAGTTAGTACGCCTATTTATGCGGCGTCTGTAAGTGAAAGTTCAACTGGTACAGATGCTGTAACGTCCAGCTTTATATTTTTTGGAAGCATACAAGAATCGGCAACGGGATCAGATGCAGTAGTAAGTGGTTTGTCGGTCAGTTCTGTAGTTACAGAAAGTGCAACGGGAACAGAAACCGTTACGGCAAGTGCAAGTATTAATGCGCTAGTAACAGAGAGCGCGACGAGCACAGAGACTTTAACAGCAGCGGCGGCGTTCTTAGCTTCCATTAATGAATTGGCAACGGCAACAGATTCAATAACAGCACGGCCTTTTTGGGAAATTATTGATGACACGCAGACTGCAAACTGGCAAAATATCAGTAACACGCAAACGGCGGCTTGGACTGCTGTTTCAACAAACTAGGAGCATTTAAATGGCTACAGGCGCAACGGGGCAACTAGGACTTGCTCTACCAGTACAAGGTGAGCTTTCGGGCACATGGGGCGATACCGTTAACAATGGTATTACGCAGTACACCAATATTGCTATTGCAGCTACATTAACTCTGACTGGTGATGGCGCGGTAACGATGGCCAATACCACTGGTGATGCGGCGGCTTCTAACATTACATCTAGTTTGACGGGTGCTGGCACGGTTACAGCTCAGTTTGCGATTGTCCGAATCACGGGTACGCTGACAACCACTAAGGTAGTAACAGCCCCCAGCTACAGCAAAACATACGTTGTGGTCAATGCGGCCACAGGCGGTGTTGTATCGTTTAAAGCGTCAGGCCAGACTGGTATTTCTGTTGCTGTAGGCGAGAGTGCTTTTGTGTACTACAACGGCACTGACTATGTAAAGCTTACAAGTACATCTTCTGGCGCGGCTGGTGGATCAACTACACAGGTTCAGTACAACAATGCTGGTGTATTAGCTGGTTCTGCTAACTTGACGTTTGATGGAACTACGTTAACAGCGGCAGCACTCAGTGCCACTGGTGTTGCAACATTCTCTGCTGGAAGTGCGGCAGCTCCTGCACTAACAACAACTGGCGATACCAATACAGGTATATTTTTCCCTGCGGCTGACACCATTGCTTTTTCTGAGGGTGGGGCTGAGTCCATGCGTATTGACAGCGCAGGCAATCTAGGCTTGGGACGAGCTCCTGTTGCTTACGGATCGTTTCGTGTATTGGACGTTGCTGGAGCTTCTGGCGCAATTCAAAAATTAATACACACGGGTAGCACAGTTGAATTTCAGGCATACGCTTCATCAACACTTACCCTTACCTGTTCCGCCTTTTGTTTCTTTTACAGAATGACCGCTATTAGGGAAGATGTGAACATCAGTCTTACCCTTTTTAGCGATGCCGTCTGC